TCAGCATATTGATATATTATATATATTGGTAATATTGGCCAACAATATACACCTAACATACCAAAAATAAAATGTGATAATGAATTATATCCATCAGTAAATATTATTCTCATATATTATAAATTCTCATATAAAAAATATGAAAATTTATAAAAATTAACAAATGATCATTTTTTCTTTATTTTTAATTACATTATTGTAATTATTAAAATAAACAGTTCTACATGAATTGATCTCTTTATCTGTAATTCTACTTTTATTAATTTGATCAAATTCTTCACCTCTTAATAATCTAATTATAAAATTAAGTGAATAAATACCACATTCTGATCCACCAAATTGATGTTGAGTTTTATTAAATAATATACCATATTTTTGTTCAATTGCATTTTGTCCAGCAGATTCATTCATATATGATTCAACTGGTAATTCTATTTTTTTACCTGTATCAATTTTGTACCATTTTTCAGCTAATTTTTTTACCAAACGTTTAACTCTAAGTTCAGGTGGTTTACCTGCAGAATCAGAGTAATAAATTTGTTTATTTAAAGTATCAACAAAAAATGAAACCCAATGAGAACCTGATTTATAATGTTCATCTAAATTAAAGACAATGCCAATTTTTGTTTTTCCTTTTTTTGCTAATTTATCATAATCCAAATTTTTAACACCAAATTGATCTAAATCTTCAATATCAATTGGAACTGCTCCTACAAATAAAAAATTAGGATAAATATCCATATATCTTTCCATACATTCATTAATTTCAGTAGTACTTAACCAATCAAATTGTCCAGCAGGACCGTCTGGTTTAAATGCTTCATTTAATTCATCTTTATTTTTAATAAATTTTAATGTTGGCCAACAAGTTTGATTAGAACATTCAGTTAATTTTTTTTTTAATTGATTAACCATATCTTCTTTATTAGGAAATAATTTTATTTTATTTTTAGGATTTTTATCATTGTAATTTGATGCAATTGAATGTAATTCTTCTATTGTAAAACATGATCCACCCGAATTATCTCTTCCAATTGCACAATTTGTATTTCCTTCTTTTTGCATATAATACTGAAATATATTTTGTTATTAATTGTATGAATAATTTTCCTAAAAATAGTTATCAAGATAATAATTCTAAAAATAGAATGGCGGGTTTAAGTCCAACACCAATTAATGCTATATTTCCAAATCAAATAACTGATCCTAAAACTTTTTTATCGGAAAGTATGCAAAATATTAATCAATATACAAATTCAAGTGATATGGCATTATCTAGAGGTATTATAAATAATAATGAAGTTAAATATCCAAAAAATACCGCAGAGTATGGATTATATTTAGATAGAAAAGAATTTAAGTTAGAAATGCCTTTATATCCAAATATTTCAGATAATCTTGTAGCAGAAAATATAAGTGAACATGTAATTATTATTGATAGCAGTGACAGAAATACAACATTATATCCATCTCCTTTTATGTTAAAAACATTTTTTAATCAATCAGATGATACAACAAGATTAAACATTCCTCGTGCATTTGAAAATGTAAAATTTATGAGAATTGAAAATGTAATTTTACCCAGACAATATTTATTACAAAAATATACAATATCAAATGTATCAACTGATACAGTTATACCACCAGATGATATACCAATTGTAATTGCAGTAGTAAATGAAGTAAAAGCACAAACATCTATAGGTCATGATGTAGCAAGTCCATTAACAACAGTTAATAGCCAAACAGTTGAAGTTATAAATTTAAAAACATATACTTATACAGTACAAATTACAAATGGAAAAAATATAGGTATATATACAGTAGTATATCCAAGTGATAATACATATAATTCACAATATTATAATTATACATATGTATCTGGAGCTAAAATGAATGGATATGATTTAGATATATATTTAGAAAGTGCAAATTATAATATGGTTACGGTTGTAGGTGGAATAAAAAAAGCAACAGTTAATAGCACATATGATTTAGTATTTACATTAAATACAATTACACCTATTTCAGTTATTGTTAAGTTTATGGTAAATAATGCAGTTGCAACAAGAAGAACATATGAATTTACAACTAAACTTAATACTAATACTGGTGTATTAGATTTTTATTATTTCTTATCAAAAACTTTAGATTCAGATCGTTATATTATGTTAAACATAGAAGAAATTAATGATAATAATGTAAATTCAACTAACTCTGCATTAAGAGATGCATTTTGTTTATTAAATCCTGATTCATATGGTGAATTACATTACTATGCATCTACTAATTATCAAGATAAGATATATAGAATGTCAAACTTGGGGAATATTAATAGATTAACACTTACATTAAAAGATAGTTATGGTAATCAATTATTAATGCCTAATTTAGACTTTCATATAAATACTGGTAAATCATGTAATTGTGATGGAACTGATTATGGATGTCCCTGTACTTATATAAGACATCCATATTATAAATGGTTACAAGTACAATATATGATTAAGTTAGGTGTAGTTGAAACTGAGATTGATAAAAAGATTTTTTACTAAAATTGAAATTTATTTTATTTAATAGATAATACTATTAAATTAAGTAAAAAATGTCTGCTAAACCAATGAAATGGGTTAACAAGTGGAGTAAGACTGCTCTTATGTCTGGCGTAGAGAAGGCAGTTCGTACAAGCTCTCAATTCTCTGATGATGAGAAAGAGATTAAAAATGATAATATTATGGATGAAGCTGAAGTTGACTGGATTAATGCAAATGCTAAAAAGATTAGTAATAAGACACCTGTAATTAAAATGCACACTTGTATTGAAAAGGACTGTAATACAGAATTTACTCATAGTACTAATGAGATTGAATTTTATAAGTCAAAAGATATGAAACTTCCTAAACGATGCTCTAATTGTCGTATTAAGCGTAAGAATGGAAAAAATTGTTCAATTGGTTCTAATTGAATAATTAAGAAAAATTGTTCAATTGTTTCTAATTGAATAATTAAGAAAAATTGAAAAATTAAAACTCTATTAATTCTATTGATTTATGGTAACCCCGGCGTTGGGAACTGGCGACCAAGAGCTTCCGTCTGTGTTTACACGGGAAGTGCTCTGGCACGGTAAAGGGTTGCGTACATTACCTAGTTGAGTTAACTCTCAGCTAGGCCCTCCGAGCCTTTATTGGCAAAGAAAGGGATCTGTTCATCGGGCAGGTTATTTTTTACGTAGCTAACAGGAATATTGTAAGAGTTTTCTTAAGAGGGACACCAAGCCTTCATACTCTTCATCGTGATCATACGAGGACTGCACCTAGCAAGTGTAGAGCCAAAATGATTCCCCCTACCTCAGACTAATACAACTAGGTAGGAATGACAACTGTATTGCTAACCAAAATACTTTTTTTTCCTTTGACAACATGAACCGTGAGCTCACGATGAGCTCCAAGCAATTCCCAACTTTCACGGAGATCGTGTGCTCAGTCAACGAGTACAGTTCGGTGCGGTACACCTACTGCATCCGTGTCTTTTCCGAGTGTATTCAGTCTTTCAAGATTCTCTCTCTGGGTGCTGCCTGGGAGATGGGTCTCGTAGAGAATCACACGGAGCTGATCGAGCGCGAGTACAACAACAATAGCTCGATGCTGAACCAGTCCGAGTGGTGCCAGTCTGTTACGGTCGATCACACCAGCTGCCAGTGCTGTATGCAGGTGCACGTTGAGCAGACGGTCATACCCGAGACTCTGCTGAACATCATCATCAAGCACCTGGCAACACAGCACGTGGCGGCTGCGAAGAACATGGAGGTTCTGATGCAGGAACACCGTGAGCTTGTGTCTTCTGACTGTTGGCCGTGGATGACCAATACTGAGTTTACCAAGGACGAGATCTGCCCGTGCTGCGATCCTGCTTTCAAGGTTGACATGGCGGGTACGTGGTACCGTGAGTGCAAGAATCTGGGCATGTTTCGTTTGATTCCCGAGTACCTGCTGGGTATCAAGACTCGTACGGAGATGGCTCAGAACCAGCGGACTTTGCTGAGGAAGTTTGCTGCTGCCAAGGCAGTTGCTGATACTCCCGAGTACAAGGCTCGTGAGGCTGTGATTCGTGCATCCAATCCTGCGATTGAGCTGGAGGGCTCGTGGTGCCCTGCTCTTTGCGTTGGTGGTAGCCGGAGGTCGAACTCGGATGTCAAGTGGACTTCTGAGATGAGGCCTTCGTGCTGCGTGTACGATAGCATTCCTTGCAAGAATGGGTTTCACCGTGATCACAATCACGGTAACTCGTTTGTTCACAAGTTTCCGATCGGGAATAAGTGCGGTGGCATTAATCCCGAGAAGAACTACTCGTGCATCTTTTCTAGCTGCGTGGCTGACGTGGCGATGATTGAGGTGTTTTCTGACCTTGTTGAGGTGTCTGGATTGAAGGAGGCTGAGGGTGTTCCCATGGCCAATATCGATCAGGCTCCGAAAGAGTTTGGATACGAGTTGTGGGCTGACACTATTCCGGAGCTGATGAAGAGTTCTGTGAAGGGTGTTGATCCTGTTTCTGTCTTTGCCAAGTATTTTGCTGACCACGGCGATGGTCGGAAGTATGCAGTGGGCAAGTGATGGAATGGGACAGTGGGGGACGCCCTGCTTTTTACGTTGATACGTTGACGGTTAAGTAGGGGACGCCTGAACAACCACTATCAAACAAGAGAGGCCTTTACGCGGCTTGATAGATAAGTAGTCCAATTGGGCTGCTTATGCACCCAATTTGATGAAACTAACATCTCTTACTTTAGAAAAAAACTAAATTAAAAATAAAACAAAAACTATTTATTTTTAATAAATCAAAAACAACTAGCGTTAACACTTTATTTATTATAGGATTAAAACCAACTAGCGTTAACACTACACGTTGGATTAAAACCAACTAGCACTTTCCACTTTCTTTACCGTCTTTGTAACAGTAACATTCTTTAAATTATCAGATGTTTCATTATTATCATGTTTAACTTCAAATGAATCTTTATTCTTTCTATTGGCATATCTTTCTTTATTCTCAGCTTTCTTTGCTAATATTGGTTCACGAAATGCATTTGCTGCAACTGGATCACTACGTAAATAAGCAATCTTTTCCCATACACTTTTAAATATAGGAAATTTATCTTGAAACCATTTACGATCTCTTTTAATTTCACAACAATGACTATTTACAATTCTCCAATATAATATCTTATCAAATGTAAATCCTGGAATATTATTTTCTGTTTTCATTTTATTTGCTAATAAAATTTTATCTTGAAAACTACCTAAATGATTAGGTGCATAAATATACTTGGAACAAAAGACTTCTTTATCCGTATCATTTCTTTTTTTATAATTGTCCATTTTATATTGAAGTACAAATCCATAAGCCCATTCATCTTGAATTCCAGATAAAAGATTTTGTTCCATCCGATGATTTGTTTCTACCGGTTTCATCCAATCCTCTATAGTGTTGTATTCTTGAATATCACATTGCCAGAAATCACAGTATTCTAAATCACAACATTCTAATTGTAATTGAATTTGAATCCAATAATAATGAGGACAAATATGATCATCTATTTCACCTTCCATATTGATCTTGCGTCTAAACGGACACTTTATTTCTACCATTCTACCATAATTTTTTAAATTTATATCACCGTCTAATGTATGTTTGGAACAGATACCATCTGGAGATGCACCTAAGAAACTAATTTTAGGATGTTGAATTAAACCATATTCATCTACTTTTTGATTCTTAAGATGTTCATATAACATAGTAGCAATACTTTCATATTTTTTACCATGATGAACAAATTCATTATCCATAAATTCACGACCAAATACTTTTTCCATAATAAATCCTTCGACTTTTTCATACGGATTCTCACCAAGTGCAGTAGCACCAGAAGAAGCAGTAATCATATTATTACGCATGTCAAACCATGCTTTAGTTCTTTGTTCGGGTTGAGGAACATTTTTAATATAATCTATTTTAATATCCAAGATTTTTTCATATAATTCATCTGAATTAACTTCATTGATAATATATTTCTTACTACATTTATTTACAATAATATCAGTAATTATATCAACTGGGATTGTACGTTCAAATACTTTATATGAATCATTAACATATTCAATCATTTCTTGCATTGATTCAAAATCATCAATATCTATAGCATCAATTAGATCATTTATTTCATTTACAATTTCAGCATGTGTGTATCCTTCAAAAGGATGAACATTTGAAATAATTGGTGTGGATCCTTTCATTTATACAATGTATACGTAAGTTTTTATATTTATATTATGATAAGTATAGAAATTCAATTATTATTTTTTAGTTAAAAATAATAATTATTTGAGTTAGGCGAAATCAATTATTTTCAGATTGTTTTTTATGTTTAGCAATCATCTTAGATGCATCATATAATTTTCTTTTAATTTTATCTTTATGATGTTCTTTACATTCATTTGTGTCTATTTCATCTTGTGTTGATTCTAATTTTACTTGGAGTTTCTTATTAACTTCCAAATCTTTCATTAAATCAGATATGTGTTTTTTATCAACTTTCATTAAATTTGTTAACAATTCATCATGGGATTTAGTAACCCATTTATCATTTATTTTAACCAGACCAGTAGAAGCCCGTAAATTAGATATCAATACATTTTGGAATTCTGGATATTTTTCATTACAATGAAGAATTTCAGCTGCTATTAATGGATAATATGTACCTGCTGTACATAGTTTAACAATATCGTCATGGGATAAGATAGAAAGGTCTTCTTTACCAGACGAATAAATATTGATAATAGTTGTGTTATTGGTTGTATTATTGGTAGTACTATTATCATTATTTATTGTAATATTATTATTGGTTTCAGTTAATTGAGATAATTCTTCTATTTTTTTTTGTTGTTCTAATAACATATTTCTTAATTCTTCTATTTGATTTTGATTCTCATCGTTAATTATGTTTTCTTTACAAATTTTTAAATGTTTGTTAAGATTTGATCTATTAGAATAACTTTTTTCACAATTGATACATTGATTAATATTAGTTGATTTACACGGATTTTTTCTTATTAAATGATTATCATATAATCTTCTAATAGTGAATTCTTTTTTACATGTTTCACATATAAAAATTGGCATTTTTATAAAATATAACTATATATTTATATTAGATTATTATTTTTGACGATTAACCAATAATAATATTTTAATATTGTACTATATACAATAATATACTGATCATAATGGATTATTATGGAACGAAATAATACAAATATATTAAATTAATCATTTTATGGATTAAAAAAATACAAGTATATAAATTGTATTTTTTTAATCCAAAAATGGAACGTTTTGGAACGAAAAAATACAACTGTACTAAATCATTCCAAAAATGGAATATTATGGAATAAAAAAGTACAGATAATTTATTATCATATTGATAATAAATAATATATAAAACCTAAAATATGCATGAGAATTTTAGTACATTTTTGGAATATTGATATTTTATATTTTTTACTATCATAATTCATAGTAATTTATTCTACATTTTTATATTCCTTATTGTATATTATTATTATTATTATTATTATTATTTTTTATAGAGAGAGAGAGGAAAAGAAAAAATAAAAAAAGTATTTTAGAAAAGAGAGGGGCAAATATAGAAAAGTTAGAAATGAAGAAATTGCATTTTAGACCTTGTTAAATGTGGTAATTTTAACATTTTTAGATCATATAAATAAGTAATTAATCTAATTATTATGATAATTAGATTAAGAATGTAAAAAGAAAAATGTGTATTATTAACACGAATAGTGTGTATTATTAACACGAATAGTGTGTATTATTAACC